GTTGGGTCTCCTGTATACTTCTCAGGGAATATTGGGATAAACTTTCTCTTATGGAACATAAATAACTAATTAGGGTAACAATAACCATATTTAGGTTAAAGGTATAAAAATGAGTAAACTCACAGATGCTTGGAATAATTCGGAATGGGGGCAAAGTGTAAACAAGGTAATGAAAGATTTATCCACTCCAATTAATCTTCAAGATAGAACTAGAGGTGGGGCAGGATCTTTTAATACTGGTGAATATAATGTTTCAAGCCATTCATACCCAGCGGATTTGTTATCTGCCACAAATAATTATGGTGGAAACTACGTTATATTCTATATTAATGTGGCGATTGATAGTAAACTAATAGGAAGATTATCAGAAAATGATTTAGTTGCAGTTGGAGATGTACCTCCAAGAGATCGTGGAGATCTTATTGCAATGAATCTTTCAACAGATAAATTAGTTGCTACGCAAACTGCTGGTATTCTCGGTGGCGCAGTTCTTGCTAAGGTAGGGTTAGGAACAGATTCAAAAACAACTGGTATTGCTGCAGCTGCAGCTGAAGTTGGAGTTTTGGCTACTGCATCTCAAGCAGCATCAGCTAGTCGTCAGCAACGCAGATTAAAAACCGCTATTGCCATGCACGTGCCTAATCAGCTATCTATTCGTTATGGTGTTAATTGGTCTGAAGATGACACATCTGGATTTTCAATGTTAGCCACTGGCGGAGCAGAAATAATGAATGCCTTGGCAAGCGATGATAAAAAACAACTTGGTGAAAATCTTAAACGTGCTGGTGGTGTTGGTTCTGCTATTATTAGTAATCTAGCGTTATCAAAAGGACCAAATGCTGGTGCCATGTCCGCTGCAACTGGTTTAGCAGCAAACCCAAAGAAAGAACAAGTATTTAAGGGGGTTGATTTCAGAACATTTAGTTTTGATTATCAATTCTTCCCACGTAGTGAACCAGAAGCTGCAAATGTATTGAACATCATTAAACAGTTTAAGTATCATATGCATCCAGAATTTAAAGATGCCAATAACTTTTTATACATTTATCCTTCTGAGTTTGACATTTCTTATTATCAAAATGGTTCAGAAAATATGAACTTACATCGTCACACATCATGTGTCCTTCAAGAAATGACTGTAAACTATACACCTAATGGCGCATTTACTACATTTCCAAATGGCATGCCAACACAAATTAATCTGACTTTAGGATTTAGAGAACTTGCTCTACTTACCAAAGACAAAGTGGAGGATGGTCTATAATGTACTTCAAAGATTTTCCAAAATTTCAATACGACTTTGCATATGGAAACGATACCAAAGTTTCCGTCGTTCAGGATATAACAAGAAACATTCGTTTCCGTAGAGATGTTCTTGCCAATGTATCACTCTACGATGAGTATGATATTATTGATGGTGAAACTCCAGAAATTATTGCTGAGAAGTATTACGGTAATGCAGAGTATCATTGGATTATTATGCTTGCCAATGATAGACATGATTACATTACTGATTTTCCATTACCACAATATGCATTAGAAAGATATATCGTAGACAAATATGGTGATCAACGATATGCTACTCATCACTATGTAAATGCAAATGGTTTTGTTGTGAATTCAGATACATCTGGTGCGACTTCTGTTTCTAATGATGATTATGAACGTGATTTGAATGAATCGAAACGAAGAATTAAACTAATTTCACGAGACTTAATTTCTGCTATTCTAAAACAGTATAAAGAATTATTGTAATGCAATCTAGTCAAAAATTGAGATTTGCTGGCGATGTCAGCATTGATAAAATACAGATAATCACCCCAAGTGGTTTTTATCAAGATATCACAGCTCAAGTTTTAAATATACAATTTTATGAAGATATTTTTGCTCCATTTATTACTGGAAGTATCATTGTAAAAGAATCATTTGATTTGATCAACTTATTTCCATTTGTCGGAGAAGAATTCCTTGATTTAGAAATAACTACACCAACATTGGCTAATTCTAGCATCAAAGGTAAATACTACATATACAAACTTACTGACAGAGAACATCTTGGTGATAAAAATGTTGTTTATCAAATCCATTTTATTTCTGTTGAAGCAATTGCAGATATGAACAAAAAGGTTAGTAAAACTTTTGCTGGCAAAGTTTCTGATTTAGTTCAACAATTTGTAAAAGATAAAAATATTGGACTTGAAAGTTCTAAAAATATTATTGTTGACCCTACCAATAATAGCGTAAAATATATTTCAAATTTTTGGAGTCCAGTAACAAATCTTAACTATCTTTGCAGTAACGCAGTTAATAAAAATAAAACTCCAAATTATGTTTTCTTTGAAAATAGAGATGGTTTTTATTTCGTCAGTTTAGAAAACCTTTATCAAAATAAAGTTACTGCTGAGTTTGTTTATGACAAATATACTCGTGATAAATTACCTGATGGTCGAGATGTGAGAAACGTGACTGAGGATTATAAACGCATTTTAGAAATTAATGTTCCAGTTGCCCATGATTATATGGACAGACTTAGAAATGGTATGCTGGCTTCAAGACAGTTTTCTTACGATGTGACTAAAAAAACATATAATGTTAAAAATTATAATATGTTGGATCGTTTTAAAGACCAAAAACATTTAAACAAATATCCAATAGATTCAAGTAAAGTTATTTTTAGAAGTAACTCAACTGTTATCATCTATCCAAAAGATTATGGTAATTTTAATGGATATGGAGATGTCACAAATGCTCACTCTAATCAAGAAAGAATTTCTACATTAAAAATGGCGGAAGCCAATAAGATTAATATCACAGTTCCAGGAAGAACTGATTATACAGTTGGACAAAAAGTTGCAATTGTTTTATACAGAGTTGAACCTGCCAGTAAAAAAGATCAAGATCTAACCGATAAAATGTTTTCTGGTTACTACCTTATTGCAGCTATTAATCATGTTGTGAGTAAAGAAAAACATGAATGTTATATGGAATTGATTAAAGAATCATCCCAGATGGATATGAATAGGAACAAATAATGCAATTTTACTATGGTGTCGTAGAAAATAGAGAAGATCCATTAAAACTTGGTCGTTGTCAAGTTCGTATCGTTGGTTTGCACACTCACGATAAAGGTATTCTACCAACACTAGATCTTCCATGGGCTACACCGATGCAGCCAGTAATTTCTGCTGCAATGAACGGTATTGGCTGGACTCCAACTGGTCCAGTTCCAGGAACAACTGTGATTATTTTATTCGCAGATAGTGAACAACAACAACCAGTGATGATTGGTACTGTTGGTGGTATTCCTCAAAGTAAACTGTCTGAGTCATCAGTTGATATTGAACAGTCAGGTGCTATCGTTACCGATGGTGGTGTTCTAACTGATAGTAGTGGTAACACTATTAAATCTAGCGATGGTATTCCTATCACTGTTGGTTCAACTGCAGCAACTACATCTGAAACTGCTCAGCCAAATTTAACAGAACAGAAAACTCCAAATAAACCACCTGATTCTGCTCTTAATGCATCTATTCCTACGAAACCACCTACAGGTTCTACAAGTAATCCAAGCGTGGCTGAACAGAACATTAAGTATCTGATTGATGCATGTGATCAAGTTGGATTGACCAGCAAATATGCAAAGGCATCTATCCTTGGTATTTGTGGTGGCGAATCTGGATGGTTATGTGTTGAAGAAGGATCTTACTATTCAAAAGCCAGTTCGCTTTCTGCAATTTTTAAGAGATCCTTTCCCACAGAAGAATCTGCACAGCCATATGTTAAATGGTCTGGCACAAAAGCAGACTTCTTCAGAAAAGTTTATTCACCAGAAGGTAATGGTAAATTAGTTGGACATAAAGATCCAGATGATGGAGCCAAATACTATGGTCGTGGCTTCAATCAGATTACTGGTAAGTCTTTATATCAACAACTACAAAAATTCCTAATTTCAAAAGGTATTTCTGTAGACTTTATCAATAACCCACAATCGTTGGTAGATGATCCAAAGACTTCAGCTCTTGCCACTGCTGCATTCTATTCACTGAATGTTAAACATGATATCAACGATCCAGGATATTTCCAGACAGCACTAAAGCGTACTGGTGCCGATGCCAATGGTTCTGGTTATGCAAAGAAACAGAAATTCTATGAATATTTCCTTGGCGCATCAGTCACTGTAGATTCTACAAATAAACCTGCAGCTGATGACCAGAAAGTTTATACCAAAGAAGAAGTTAAAGATTTACCACCTGCCAAACAAGCAGCATTGTTGGAAGATCGTTCAGATGCCAAAACAGTTGGCTTTAAAGATCCAAAAGGTAAGTATCCACTAAGACATTTACTTGATGAACCAGATACTAATCGTCTTGCACGACAAGTACAAAAAGAAACTGCGATTGAGTTTAAAGATTCAACAAGAACAAAAGAAATCCCTGCTGCAAATGGTGGTGATTCTTGGGAACAACCACTCGCTCCATTCGGTGGATTATATCCATACAATAAAGTTTACGAATCTGAATCGGGACATTTGTTTGTTCTAGATGATACACCTGCAAATGAAAACGTAAGTCTGTACCACAAGACTGGTTCATTCATCGACATTGACGCTAATGGTACTCAAGTTAATAAAATTGTTGGTGATGGTTATACTATCATTGACAGAAATGGCGCAATCTATATTGGTGGTGCATGTAATATCACAGTTGGTAACAGCGTAAACATCCTCGTACAAGGTGCAGCTGATATTCAAGTTGATGGTGCAGCAACGATTAATCTAAACAATAACGCTGATGTTGGTATTGCTGGCGATCTGAATATGGTTGTTGGTGGTGACTATAATCTACAAGTTGATGGTGACTTTACTGTTAAGGGTAATAGTTCTATCATGATGCAATCTGCTGCAGTAACTTCTGTCAAAGCAGGTTCTGCATTGGACATGCAATCATTACAAAGCACAAGTATTAAATCAAACGCTGATATGTACTTGGAAGCAGTTGGTGAACAGAACGTAAAAGCAGGTGGTAATGTAAATGTTGATGGAGCAGAGTTCCATGGACAAGAAGGATCGGCTGCAGGTGGTAATGATATTGAAGATTCTAAACTAGCATTAACTGCTCCAGACTTTGCTGATGGTCGTCCAGATCAATTTGGAACACTTACTACTCCAGTTCGTCCAAGTCCACCAACTGATTTGAAATATGCTCTCAATGAAGAGAATCAAAAACTCGTTGACGATTATGTTTCTAATCCAAATAAATATTACAACGCTGGTGCAGCAGAGGGTGGAGTTAAACCAAACTATGCTGGAACACCTAAGACTGATGAAAGTGGAGCAAGTTTAATTGCTGGAGCCACACCATCTGATTTATATCAATTCCTCACCAAACAACTTCAATTGGCAGAGACTGGTTATTGGAGAGAAACTGGGCAAGGTGGCGCACCAAGTAATGCAAACATTACTCGCATCTGGGCAGACCTTGGATACTCTAAGACTAATCCATATTGGACTACTGACCAAACTGCATGGTGTATGGGTTTCGTAAACTGGTCATTGAAGCAGTGCGGATATCGTTATGTTCAAGAAGCATCTGCACGATCAATTAAATCTAGTCCTGACAGATGGAAAGCGACACCAATCACTGACTTTAGTCAGGCTGAACCTGGAGATATTGCTTTGTGGAGT